GGCCGAGACCAATCTTGGTTACTGCCTCCCATCCACGGCTCATGCTTGCTGGCCCCCGCTGTACATCTGCTCAAGGTCAGACTCGCCAACCTCGAACGCTTGAAGGATAGTATCTTCCATAGGAAGGTCCATGCCAGCCTCGTTGACCGTCTGATAGATGGCAGTCAACACGCGAGCAAGGGCTCCGCTGTTACCGAGCACAGCCTCGTCAGCAATAGGAAGTCCACGAGCTTCCATCTCGTCAGTGATCTTGGTGACCATGACAGCCGCCATCTTGCCGATAGCCGTGCCTACGTCAGACGCGCCTTCCACAGACTGGACGACGCCTTGCTTAGCTTGGTCGTTAGACAGGAGCTTCATGGCAGCTTCATAAACCAGACTTGCGTCCAGCTCAGTGCCGCTCTTTTCGCCAGCCTCATGTTCTGGGCTGTCGTCCATCTCATCCATTTCTGGCTCTTCCATCAAGCCCTTGGGCATAGTAGCAGGCATAGTGTACAGCTCCGTTTCAAACAGCAGAAAGAGTTTCGTTCAGCAAATAAATGAAGGCGACGAACATAGCCAGTGCAACACCCACAGCAAAGTGGCCTAAACGCTTGAACCAGTTCATATCGTTAACCTCCGTTCCAAGGAGTACGCATATCAGGGGGCGGGGCCAATGGCTGACCCAACTGGCCGAACATGTGCCCCTCTTCCATCAAAGGATTGTAGATAGGAGCGTCAGGGTTGGCAGTCGTGAAGCGTGGGCCTTGATACCGCTCACCCCAAGGAGCAATGGCTGCTCGGTTACGCATGATCGTACGCGCGTACTCGTCTTGGTCGCCCTGCATACCAGCACGAAGCGTCTCTCGCTGACCAGCACGCTGACTCATAATCTGCTCACGAGAAAGTTGCTCGGTGGAGCGACGGTTGTCGCGTGCCGTGCGACGATCCGAACGATCCCCCATAAACCCGCCAAGCAGAGTGAGACCAGCACCAAGCCAGTCGCCCCCGCTGATGCCGAACAACTTACCGCTAGAGTCCACGGAAGTGCGCTCTGCGCCTGAGCTAGTCGGAATGGAGTTGATGCGGGGAATACCCAGTCGGCTAGAGCGGCTTTGTCCAAAGTAGCTGCCCATGTTGTCAAGTAGACTCATGACTTACCACCCCCCGCCAAAGATTTGATCAAAGTTAAACCCTAGAACGGCTTGAGTGAAACCAAGGAACGCTTCAGGGTTAGCCATGAACTCAGGCACTTGCATGCCGTTGTTAATCATGTTGTTGTACAGGCTGGCGCGTGAAGCTGCTTGGTCCCGCTGCATACCGAACATGTTGTTGAAGTAGTCAGACTGCAAACCGAGGCTGGCCCCAAGCTGTGCCAGCCCACGGTTGTACCCGTACTCTTGGCCCATTCTCCCAAGATCGTACTGGTAGCCCATCTGATCACCAAAGAGACCAGCCTCGATACCCATCAGGCCCATACCGTAGTCGTGGCCACGACCAAGCCCGTTCTGCTCACCCTCAAACGCGAGTCGTTCGCGTTGGAGCTGTAGGTCGTGAGCGTACCGACGCTCCAACTCAGCCTCACTCGGCCCAGTGTTGATGAAGGCAGGGCCACCCTGAGAGGAAGCGATCTGCTTCTGCAACTCCAGCTCCTGCCACCGACGATCAGCTTCAGAGTTAGCCAAACCGATGCGAGTCAGCGTCTCTGAGTCCTGAGCAGCAATGGGCAGCGCCGATTCGATGGCCGCACGCTGAGCAGCACCAGCCGCGTAGTCACTGTTCATCTGACCACGAGCGTTAGCCAGCTCCATAGCGCCTTGCTTGGACTGCTGCATGTACGGGTCGTTCTCACGACGCATACGCGCCATACGACCGGACACAAGATCAGCTTCAGGTGGACGATAGTGCCAAGCGGTAGTCCCACCACGGGACGCAGACATCAACCCCGGAGGGGATGCTCCGAAGGCTCCGGCTGATGGGTTCCCACCTTGGGTGATTGTAGGCATACTAGATTACCCCTCGTTTCGCAGCGGAATGTATTGCAGCAAGACCGCCTGAAGAATGTGCGGAGGCTCTATTGCAGAGGCTTCCTCCCCACCCGTTGCTGTAGAACTGTTCTTGAGCTTCATCAGCAATGGGCGACCACGAGAAGCTGCTTGGATCATCTTGCTGAATGGGGTGTAGTCAGTGCCTACTGCTCCAGCTACGTTGCGTCCAGCGGGAGTAAAGGTATCCCCCATCGCAAGTCCAGAATAGGACAGCTCCTCTGAATACTTGGTTCCCCAGCCACAGAACAGGGTAGTGTTGTTATAATCCAACCCGTGAAGCTCTGCTTTCCTTACATTATCGAAATTGTAAGGCGAGTCCAGAAGGCTCAAGTTCACCGTGAGACGAGCCGGGAAGTCCTGACCGTCAAAGGACCAGCCGCGCTCTAGTTCGTACACGTACTTGAACTTGGCAGCACTGTTCTCGACGTTTGTTGACGGCAGCTTACGGTTCCAGTGGGCAAGGTGAATACGCTCAGTAATGGAGTTGTCCGTGTCGTTGGTGAACGCTATTGGGCACAGCGGAAGGAACTGACCACCGAAGTCAAAGCCGTACTTCAAGAACGTAAACTGAGGGGCGGAATCTGCCGAGTTCAGGTTCATACACAACACAGCACCATCATCAAACCACACCCTGTACTGGTTCTTTGCCTTAACCGTGTGGGCAAACAACGGACGCTTGCTTGCCTTACTGTCTATCCAGTACTTCTTGTTGGACAGACGGGGGCGTAGCCACGGGGATACAGAATAGCTCAGTGGCTTTGCGATCAGATCGCCGTACACGTCTGTCTGCTCGACAGTGCGGATACCGTACTGATCGCAGTACAAAGTGCTGTCACCAAAGCCAGCCACCGTGTACTCAATACACCCAGAGTTGGGTGAGATCACAGCTTGATAGAACAAGCCATCAGGACTACTGGCACCTGTGTTAAACACCAGACGGTTGATGGAAGATTTACAGAACACACCGAGAGACGTGTCAGCCAACTCATGTAGACCATGAATGTGATCTACAAACACGAACTCACGAGCACCCTTAGTGGCCCTGAACTCTTCAGGCAACGGTCCGCTGTCCCCACTAATGGCAGACAGGAGCATGTTGCCGCTGGTGAAACCAAGAGCAAGATAGTTGCGATAGCTGCACAAGTGGGTAGGCTTGTCCAACGAGGAATCGTACTCAGTGTATATTTTGCGGAAGTAAGAGTTGTCGTAACTCCATGCCCTACCAAGTCCGTGTACCCCGTAGACACTTTCCCACTCTGGATTGAGGTAGTAGTTAGCCCTGATAATTTGGAAGCGTCTGTCTGACGCAACCAGCTCGGTGTGGCTAGGAAGGAATGAGCCTCGTACAGACGTGACAGTGGCTATGTCACTGCCAGATGCCGTTAGCCTGATAGTGTCTCCAACTTGGATGTTGTTCCTGTTTGCTGTAGCAATAGGGGAGTAAACGTGGGCTACGCCCTTTGCATCTCCATTAGCCCAAGAGCCGCTGTCTAGGTGCACTCGAACGAGCTTAGCCTCTACTGAGTCGGACAAGGCTGCACTGCGGAAGAAGAACTTACCAGTCGGACGGAAGTAGTACACCTTGACAGTCAGAACGTCCCATAACAGATACGAGACTGTGCTGGCGCTGGTCACTGACGGAGTCATTTCCAACTCAAACGAGGAGTCGTTAAGATCAGCAGCCGTTACTGTGCCTAGGCCCCAGATGTCGGCAGGACCGCCAAACGTGAACGTATTAGGAGCGGCTGCGCTGTTGCTAGTGACAGCGAACGTAGGCCCGCCTTTGTTGTCAGAAGCAGTAGGTAGACCGTGCAGCTTGACAGTGTAGAACGTCGGATTGGCTGTGATCGGAGACGCCTCATAGCACCAACAGGATGCGTCTACTTGGATGCCGGTGATGATGACATCCTCTGGAAGGTTGAGGTCGAAATTAGTGAACCTGATCCCACTACCATCCCCCCACCTGCCAGTTACCTGCTGTGCCCACACGCCAGTACCGTCGTCAACAGTGAGATCGTACCCGCTGTCAGTCAGTACAAGCTGGTCATCAGTGCCACCTGAAGGCCATCCCGGAGGCGTGGTAACGCCAACCGCGTCGTCTTCGTAAGCAGCAGCAATGTTGGTAAAACTTGAGGTGTCGTTAGCTGGTGATGCGACTACACTCTCAGGCTCTTCGTTGAGCTGGTCAGACGTGGTGGCTAGAGTAAGCTCTCGTGGCTCAATGGTAGAGCTACCGTTCTCGAACGTGACCTCGTAGCCCATGTCAATCTGAGTCCAAGCGTTGTCGTCAGTACGCTCAGTTCCCTCTACAAGACCTTTGTATAGGACTCCTCCCCACACAGGCTCGTCATCAGTAGGGCCGGATACATCAATAGAAGTGTAGTGCTTCCAGCACGAAACGGTGGCAGACGAAAACGGAGAGTTGACCCGATCCACGTTGAACGTCGTGTCTGTAGTGGTCGTACCATTAGGCACGGTCGGGTAGACCAGCACCTTGATCCACGCCCTATTACCAGCAGTGCTGCCTAGACCGTCAAATGCACCACGAAGGAATCTCCAGTCAAGGATAACTCCCTCCATACCCCCGCTTCCACCAATGCGGAAGGTGTTCCCGACAAAGAACTCACGTAAACCGACTGCCGGGCTGGTAGTAGTGTCGTACGCTAGATACAAGTAACGGCAATCCGCAACAACGTGCAGACGGTCCTTGTAGTGCTGAAGAGCGTAGACGAACTGGTCTTGAGGAAGAGCATCAACAGTAGCGCGTTGGGTATCTGCGCTTGCTATAGCCAAAGAAAGCAGACCGCCATTAGAGATGCCAGAACCGTCTACAGTTACACCATCTACGAGTGGAGGAAGGATAGACACAAACAGGGTCGGCGCTGTCGGGCTGTCGTACACAACCAACGTATCAATACCGTCCCACGTAGAGATGATGTTGTCCACATCAACAGGCTGGTCTGTGTCAAAAGTGACTTTCCAGTACGCCTGCTCTCCGGGATCGGGATCAAAGAACGTAACGCCTGTTACTGTGACTGGAACGACGTTGACATCTACACCAGTTCCGTTGATGTCGTAGTACAGACCGGCAAGCGAACCTACATGCAGACCAGAGTTCGTCTCAAAGGCAGCTTGATCACTGTTAGATGCGTTGGTGTAGAAGTAGTAGCCACTAACAGCAGACGGAGTAGGACCACCATCGTATCGCTCAAAGCCGTCGATGCGCTTGTACCCATCCGTATCTACACACTCGTAGTTCAGGACATCAACAAGGCGACCGGGCTCTACCAGCATGCGAGGGCTTACGAGATCAAGCCCGCCCGTTAGGGGGATGGGCTTTTGTGCGTAGTTACCACTGTCTTGCATCGTAACTCACCTTGACAGGAGGAAGCAGATCACGGATCATCTCGGTCTCAAACTTGGTGTACCGAGCCTTGGCCCTATTGTACTGCTGTCCGTTACCTTCGTATTCCGCCCAGTACATCACAGCTCGCCAAGCGATGGCGTTGTGGAAACGAGCAGGTAGATACGTCGGAGTGTCTCCGTGAGCAGACAGAGTTTGGGGAGTGCGGGTGTACTCGAACGAGATATGATAAGCACGATCAAGTGGAGGGTAGAACTCAAACTCACCGTTGTTTGACAACGTAAAGTAGAGGGGTGCCCCAACTACCTTTGGCCGGTCATACCCGTACCGCTGCCAATCCCCATACGAAATGAATTGCAACTTGGTATAGGTTACGCTGGTAAGGCTTTGACCGGAGACGTACTGGTAATCTGACACAGCTACACTGTCTAACTTAACCTCAGCAATATCGGCTGTGTAGTCCGCGAAAGACGAATCGCCTTGGCTGAGGTTATACCTACCAAACCTCTTGAAGTACCCGTACGTAGTCCCAGCCGCAGTTGTGAGCAGATCACCGGGCTCGATGAGCCACGGAGTGTCTGAGTAAAGGGAGAATGAGATTGGAGCTTCTACGTTGTTGCCCAAAAATGTACCGTCAGTTATAGTGCCCATCGTACCGACAGTGATGATCGGAGAGTTGCTACTGGAGTGGAGGCGGAGAACCGCCCCCGTCCAATCAGAAGTAGCCAGTGTAGGAGCCACACATCCATACAGCTCCATCTTTGGCTGCAACAGCACAACGCCGGAATCCTGCATGAACTCCCAGTCACGACGGTCGGTCTGGATATCCTCATAGGCCGATTTACACCACCCCTTAAACCTTGACAAAATAGGGTCAGGTGGTGAGGCAAAGTTAGCAGTAGTGAGTTCGTCCTGCGTTATACCAGACTCGATCAAAGCAGTGTTGACTATCTGCAAAAAAGTCATAAAGCACCTCCATACGATCCATGCAGCCCAAAGGAAGTTGTAGCCCAATGAGCAAACTTTAGTAGATCGTCAAAGGAAGCGGAGCTTTTCATAGTGTTAGCCTTTCTAGAGATTACCCAAACGTTGCCTTTAACGTAACCTTTAGAGTTGTCTATCCTATCTAAGCTAGGACTAGAGCCGGTATGCCCGCCCTTGCCCACTTCAAGCGGTATTCCGAGTATTGGGCAGACGCTCGGCAGTACCAAATCCTCTTCCGATAGATCAAACTCCATCCCAGCTTTTTTGGCCCTAGTCTTAGCCGCTCTTATCATAAATCGCAAGGGGTATTGTGAGTATGTGTCACGTACGTTACTGTTATACATATCCCTACATTGCTCCTTGCGCTCAGCCCTCTGTGCTCTGACTTCCGGGTCGGACGCCTTTTCTAGCCTAGAAGCTTTTATCTTAGCGAGGTTGTTTAAGTAATACTCCCTGCTACGCTTTTTCTGGTACTCTTTTGTGCGAGCACGATAGGCGGCGTCGTACGCACTTCTGCTATACATAGCAACCGCCCGTACGAAAGTCTGCCACGATCCCTTACTCCTATTACTCGATCACGCCAGCACGCCGCTGAGCGTTGAACATCCCACTTTGCATGTGCTCTTTGAGAACCTTGTCGGTAGGCCAGAACCCGAACTGCTCGATGAAGCGACGCTTGGTCCCAAGCTTGGCCTCTCGTGCATTGTTCCAGTACTTACCACGCACTTCAGGCGGGATGTAATCCAGCTCGCCATTAGGGCCAAGGTTCTTCTCAATGAACTGTACGTTCCAACGGTTCTCGTGCTTGATCTCAGTGCCACCTTCCAGCGTGTCGGTAGGGACAGGCACCTTCTTGGTAGTGAGATAGTGAGCAGTGACAGTCGGGATGTTCACTTCCACGTCAAACGGGATAGCGAACTGGTAACCGTTGTGGTTAGCTCGGCAGTGGGTGCCAAGCTCACGACGCCCCGGCATCACCTTGATCTTGGACCAGCCGTGCTTGGAGTCTTTGTCGGCAATATCCTGTCGATCAATAACGTACGACGTACCACTCTGCTGCTTGTCGAGGATCATGCGGATGATGTCAGCCGCTTTGTACTCAGGGAGAAGCTTGATGCCGTAGTCCTTAGCTGCCTTGGCGCGAAGGTCGTTCCACTTCAAAGCTTCCAGTTGTTCTTTAAGATCGTCCATGTGTTACTCCTAGTCAGGTTTCTTTCCGTCCTGTGGCTTCCTCTACGGGATTGTAGATTGATGCCAGTCCATCTCAAAAAGAAGGGGAGGGAGCTGTTACACTCGCCTCCCCTAGGTTTACAGCCAACTACTTACTGCTTAGACAGTGGTGGAGATGCCAGAAGCCTCACCATTCCAGTTGTACACGACATTCGCCGAGTTACCGAACGAGGCCACTTGGAAGGCGAAGTTCAGGTACTTCTCGCCAGCAGCAGTGCCGTTACTCACAGTGCCGATAACAACCTTGAGCACTGCATCCTCAGCAAGAACTCCGAAAGGAGCCTGAAGCGGGGTAGCGAAGCTCAAGAACACGTCTGCATCTTCCAGATCAACGTCAGCAATGACCGAGTTCAAGTCCTGCACGTTGGTGCCGCCATCAGCATCAGTGTGACCCAGCTCACCCGGAACCGCATCGCCCCAAGCGTTACTCTCGCCGTGGAAGGCGAGGATCGTGGTGCCAACGCGGAGCTTGGACAGCAGAAGAACGTCACCAGTAGCTACCGCAGTGCCAGCCGGAATAACCACCCGACCGCAGACAAGGCCAGCACCAGTGGAGTTACCGTCGATCTGAGGCTTGCAACCCCAGACGTTACTGTAATAAGTTGCCATTTCAATAGTCTCCTAGATTAGAGCGAGGTAACAGCGCACTGGATGTTCGCAATCCAGTTGTCGTTCAACACGGTGTTAGCGTGCCAGAACTTCCACTGAAGCGAACCGCGCTGGCCGAGTTCGTCACCCGGAGTACCCATCTTCGGAGCAGTACCGCTAACCTGCGCCGCATTCATGCCCTTCAGAGCAACCGAAGCAAAAGCCTCAGCACCGAAGATCACCAGACGATACACGTCCACCGCAGAGTTGGTAGCACGCATGCCGTTGGTCGTCGAGCTACCAGCACCAGCAGCCGGGCTGAAGTGCGGGGTCAGGATGAAGCGGGTGCCGAAGGCCGAACCAACTTCGTACTCACTAACCGGCTGGTACGAGGCGTAGTTCTCAACCGGAACGTAGCCGTCCATCTCTTCCAGATCACGCTGGAGGTCACAGTGGCCGACCGCGACGTAGCCCGGACGAATCGGCTCGGTCGAGAAGCTCGGACCAGCCTTGATCATC